TGAATGTGAAAAAGATCCACAATATAGCCCAACTTGTTCAGGGTATATACCAGAAGTTATTGGAATTATGGCTATACAAACCGCACCTATGGAATACGAAACATTTCAAATTACAGAAGATGAAGTAATTCTTTATACCGATCCTGTAGAAGAAGAGCAATTTGAACAGTTTGATTTTAATGAAACTTACCAAGAAGATATTTTTATAGATCCAATAATAGATGTATTAGATACGTATGAACCTGTAACTCAAACAGTTCCAATAAATGTTTTTGACGCAGAGGAACTTTTAGAAATTTTTACAACAACTGAAATAATCGAAGAAATAGAAGAATTTATTGAAGAAGAACCTATAGAAGAAATTATTGAAGAAGAATTTGTAGAAGAATTAATCGTAGAAGAGAATTTTGAAGAAATTATTGAAGAAGAGTTTATTGAAGAAGTTATAGAAACTTTTGAAGAAACACCCAAAGGTAATAGTATTGCTAGTGCTTTGAAAGTTGTAGCTCAAACCTTACAAACTGCTAACGAGAGTTATACCAAACAAAATAATATTGGTAACGATGCTCAGGCCGCAGGTATTAGTACGACATCTTCTCCCTCTATATCTGATCAGATAATGTCAGCTAATATGCAAAACAATACGGTATTACAGTTAAGTGATTCTATAGGAGATAACTCTATAACTATCACGCCACTTTTTACTTTAGATAATGCGGTTATGTCTGATGTGCAAATTAACGACATGCAAGATCAAATATTAACCGCTACCTCTAATGTAATGACATCATCTGAGGCAGATAAGATAGCTGATCAGATATTAGCCAATAATCTAAAACAAGAACAAGAAGAAATGGAAGAAGAGCAACAAGAATCTGGTGAGTATGCAGATCAAACAGCTTTTGTCGCTTATCTTGGATATGTGCCAGGTTTTAACCGTTATAAAGATGTTTCTATACCAGACCAAAATCTTTGGTATGAAAGCAAAATTATTTATACAGATGCAAGGATTGATGATAATACTAACGCATATTACAATTTAGCCAATACAAATATAAATAAGATGCAAACCATCTTACAATCGCAGGTAAATTTATGAACTTCTTAGAATCAAAATTAGCTCAGTTAGTAGCTCTTGGAACTTTATTAGCCACCATTGCTGGCGTAGGTTACGCTGGTGCTGGGTATGTGCAAAGACTAGAAGCCTTGGAATCGCAAACCGCAGTATCTTACGAAGAAGATATAAACGCTATTCAAGCTGAGTTATTGGTAATAAATGAGAAATTACAAAAACTTGAACTAATTAAAGTTCTTGAGGATAATGTAACTCAGAACAACAAGGATTGGGCTTTACTAAAAGAGCAACATATGAACTCTAAAGAAAGCCTAGAAAAACAAATTAAAAATTTAGAAGATAAATTAGAAAAAGATAAAAACCCATTAGCAAACTAATATGGCAAAAGCAACAACAGCAGAAGTAGCAGCTAACCTTCACGCACATGAGGTCAAATGCGAAGAGCGTTGGAAAACCATATTTAAAGAAACTGGCGAAATCAAAGAAGAAATATCTAGTATTAATAAAACTATAAGGATAGCTACTTTTGGAATAATAAGTTTTGCTGGAGCTATAATAATAGCTCTATTGTCTTGGGCTTTGATGGTATAAATTATGGCTTTTAAAAATTTATTATCAGGTAAACTGAAAAATGTTGTTGGCAGCGTTGCTCCCACTTTAGGATCTGCTTTAGCTGGTCCACTTGGCGGAATGGCAGGATCTGTTATAGCAGATGTTTTAGGTGTTCCTAATACTCCAAAAGCTATAGAACAAGGCATTCAACAAGCAACCCCAGCTCAAATGCTTGAGCTTAAAAAAGCAGAAAAAGACTTTGAGTTACAAATGAAAGAACTTGAAGTAGATGTCTTTGAGCTTGAAGTTAAAGACAAGCAAGATGCAAGAAAAAACTTTAGCAAAGACTGGACTGCTAGAATTATGGGGATCGCAACTTTGGGTGGATTTCTTGGCTATATATTTTTAGTCACCATTCAACCTCCCGAACAAAATTCTGAGGCTCTTATCAACTTGGTACTAGGCTATCTTGGCGGTTTAGCAAGTGCTGTCATATCATTCTATTTTGGAGCATCCAACACCCCTGATAAGGAGTAAACATGCATATCTCAGACGAAGGTTTGGAGTTAATAAAACACTTTGAAGGATGTGAGCTTGAAGCTTACAAGTGTCCTGCTGGTGTTTGGACTATTGGTTACGGTCATACTAAAGGCGTAGAAGAAGGCGACAAGTGGAGCCAAGATAAAGCTGACTTTATGTTACAACGAGAGTTAGAAGAAGAATACGAGCAATATGTAAAAGATTATGTGCATGTACCTTTAAATCAACAACAATTTGATTCGTTGGTTTCTTGGACTTATAACTTAGGCCCAGTTAATTTAAAGAAATCAACTTTATTAAAAAAATTAAATAATAGCGAATACGAAGAAGTTCCTAATCAAATTAAAAGATGGAACAAGGCTAACGGCGAAGTATTAGCTGGATTAGTAAGAAGAAGAGAGGCTGAAGCTTTGCTTTTTGAAGCAAAAGACTGGCGACTTGTTTAACATGCCTATCAAGCTTAACAAAAGCCATACGGTAAAAGATAAAAAAACTGGTAAGATGAAAACAGAACATTCGTATATGAAAATGGCTGATCTTGCTGAATTAAAGAAGTTACTGGAAATGTTCAATATTGGGCCGAAAGTAAAACAAAAAATAAAGAACGAAATAACTAGGAGAGAAAAATGGCAGAAAAAAAACAAGCAGTAAAAAAACCTGTAAAAAAAGTGGTTAGAAAAAGAGCAAGAACAGCCAAAGGACACTTTGTTGCTGATGATCCAAAAACACCATTTATTAACGAAGCATACGAAAAAAAATACTCTTTTAAAGATTATTTATTAGCTGTAATTATCTTAGCAGGATTAATTGCGGTTTTTGTATCTAATAAATTGTAGGAGGCTACATGTCGCATATCTCTGCAAGAGTAGCTCTTGCTGGAGAATATTTAGCAGCATCATATTTGTTGAGATATTGCGACTCTGTAATTCTGGCTCCTGAAGGCCATAAATCCGATCTTATTCTTGATCATCAAGGTCAGTTATACCGTATTCAAGTTAAAACAACCAATAGTCTTTATAAAAAAGACGGTAAAGATTATTACCGTTGGGACTTTCGTTCTAACGCAGATAACAAAAGAAAGAATAAAATGCTAAGATATGGTAGCGGGCAAGTAGATATTTTCTGCTTAGTTGCCTTGCCACTCGATAAGGTTTTCTTCTTACCTTTTAGCGAAGTTGAAAATTCTGTCGCCAAGACTATAGACAATTTAAAAAAGATTGACTCTAAAGAGTCTTTAATTAAAACTTTATTAATATTTAACAAAATACCAGAATTGGAACCTTTGGATGGCATTACAGAAAGCAGTATTTAGACCAGGCATAAATAGAGAAGGAACTGACTACGATAACGAGGGTGGTTGGTTTGACGGCAATTTAGTACGTTTTAGAAAAGGCAGACCTGAAAAGTTTGGCGGTTGGACTAAATTAATATCTCAAACCTTTTTAGGAACATGCCGAGCTCTACATGCTTGGATTTCTTTAGAAGGTACTAAATACTTAGGTTTAGGAACTAATTTAAAATATTATATTCAAGAAGGTTCTGATTACGACGACATAACCCCAATACGATCAACAACCGCAGCAGGAGATGTAACCTTTGCTGCTGTAAACGGAGATGCGACACTAACTGTCTCAGATACTGCTCACGGAGCAGTTCAAAACGATTTTGTTACATTTTCAGGAGCAACATCTTTAGGCGGTAATATTACCGATACAGTTCTTAATCAAGAATATCAAATAGCAACTGTTATAGATGACGATAGTTATACCGTAGAAGCTAAAGATACAGATGGGAATACAGTATTGGCAGATGGTTCTGATACTGGAAACGGCGGCTCTTCAACTGTAGGTGCTTATCAAATCAATACAGGTCTAGATGTATATGTAGCATCTACTGGATATGGCGTAGGTGCTTGGGGTGCTGGAGCGTGGGGCTCTTCTACTTCGCTTTCAGCTTCTAACCAATTAAGGCTTTGGTCACATGATAACTTTGGCGAAAACTTAATAATGAATGTTAGAGGGGGCGGTATCTACGAATGGATCGAGAACAACGGTACGAGCACAAGAGCAGTAGAGTTATCTGGACGATCAGGAGCTAATCTAGTTCCAACAGTTGGATTGCAAGTAATAACCTCAGAAACGGATAGACACTTAATAGTCTTGGGTGCTGATCCAATATCAGGCGGAGCAAGAACTGGTACTATTGATCCGATGTTGGTTGCATTTTCTGATCAAGAAAACGAATTAGAATTTGAATCTTTAATTACCAATACTGCTGGAGAAGTAAGACTTTCTTCAGGATCGCAAATAATTGGAGCGTGCAAAGCAAGACAAGAAATACTTATTTGGACTGATACTTCTTTATACAGTATGCAGTTTGTAGGACCTCCTTATACTTTTGCTCTTAATTTAATCAACGAAGGTATTGGTCTTGTTGGACCAAAAGCATGTGTAACCGCTCCTAACGGTACGTTTTGGATGAGCGAAAATAACTTTTACGTCTATAACGGCTCTGTACAGACTTTAAGATGTAAAGTTCAAAATTACGTATTCAGCGATATAAATCTAAATCAAGCTTATAAAATACATGCGTTTACTATCAACGATAAAACAGAAGTAGGCTGGTTCTATTGTTCTTCAGGAAGTGACGATATTGATAGATATGTACTGTATAACTACGCAGAAGACGCTTGGTCATATGGCCAATTAAATAGAACTGCTTGGCTAGATACAGGTGTAGAGCCATATCCTAGGGCAGTAAGCAACAATTATTTATATCAACAAGAATTTGGTTTTGACGCTGATGGTTCGCCGATGGAAAACGTTTATATCCAAAGCTCTGACTTTGATATAGGAGATGGAGAAAGTTTCCAATTTATTAGACGACTAATACCTGATTTTAAATTCTTACAAAACAGCAATAACGGCTCTATTAATATAGTTTTACAAACTAGAGAT